CCGTGCATCCATATTTGGACACTACCTGCTGCGGCAAGATTTTGGCCACCATTTACACCAACTGTATTTGTTACCGCATTGTCGCCAAGAAAAATTGCGGCTGAATCTCGGTTATTAACTTGAACTGCCACGTATCCCACGCCGTTTGGCAAAGTCACTAAAGGTGTTGGTGTAGTTCCGACTGTAATGTTGTTATGAATAAGAGCCATAAGAGTTATTTCCTTCTCTAAGATTGTTGTAAATTGTAACGGTTATTATTTTATTCTGCTTGACTGTTTTCCTCAGGCGGTACCCATCCCGCAGGAATATCGTCAGCCGGTACTGTCAGACAACGACAATTTGGGTGAAGCGGAATATCCTCGGCGGTGTAATTATTACTAAAACTTTCCCCAACGTTCACGACTTCCCCATCGATATCGCACTCTTCGTCTATCGGATCACTAGCCGCCCATTGAATTTTGTCCACTCCTAGCGCGGCGAAAGAATCTCTCGAAGCGGCGTTAGCGGCTCTCGAACCTTCGGTCAGGGCAATCATTAAAGAACGCTCAGGGCTAGAAAGAGAATCCTCAATCATAGAAGCCAGTTTGGTAGGGCTGGCACCAATAGCGAAACCATCTGCCAACTGAGAGCCGAGCAAGTCGTAACTGCTCTTGTTCATATCAAGGGATTTGATTTCCACTTCCCCGAGTAATTTTTCTAACCCACCCGGCGGGCGTAGCAAAGCCTCAGCCGCAAAGTTACCCGGTTGCCAGTTATCCCAGTCGATAGCCTTCTCTAAAACCTTAGCCGCCCACCCCATAGAATCCCAATTATGAATCGGTTTCTTTTCGGCTTTCTTAGATCTCAGAATCTTGCCGAAAGCGTCATAAGTCGAAGCAACTCCCGTAACGTACATTTCAGCGTAATGCTGACGGAGAGCAGACTTTAGAGCATCACGATTGAGCGTGACATTATGCATCGCCCACGCTCTAGCCCTAGCCCTGTCCTGCGATATGAACTCACTCGTAACCGGATGCGTATGCAGGTAATCAGCAACTACCTTTCGCCCATCGACGCTTTGCTTCAAGGCGGCACGAATCTTTATGGCGGCTTTAGCGGCTATGCGCCCATCGACTTGATGAACGCCATGAATCATTGCAGATACGCCTTCGCAAGAGATTTCATCGTGTCGAGATCTCCATCGAAGTAGCACCTATTCAGGGCATCTCCAACGATAGGGTCGAGAGCCTTAAACTCGAACTGACGAGCCCTCTTTCCCTTACTTGACCACTTTAGGAAAGCCTTGACCTCTGCGCTCGCTTCCTTAGCCATATCGGGAGTGCCAAGCCAGACTGGAACCTGATCCATGCCTAGCAACCACATAGCAAAGAGGCGGTGATGCCCGTCGATGATAATCTGCTTTTCGCCGTCATCATAAACGAGCGGATACCCACGGTACGGAGTTAGGGCTTGACCCATTGACTCAATATGGTCGGCAACGTTAGAGCGGTCGAGTCCGGTATCGGTACCGTATAGATCCTTCACATTGACGAGGGTGAGTTTTGCTTTCTCCCATACATCAGGGCTGACCGGGTAGTCACCGTCCTGAGTTTCGACAACCGGCCACGGACTCGCTACTGAATCGGCTAACTCTTTCGGACTATCCGAAGTCGGATGGTCGCCAGCCGCGTTCGGAAGTATATGCAATTTGGAGAGCGCATCCTTCACTTCTGCCTTAGACGGTACTCCAGCCTTCTGAAAGTCCGCCTCAGTAGTTTCATCCACCGGAGCGGTTGGCTTTTCCTCTGGCTTTTCCTCAGCAGGAGCCGTCGGTGCTAGTGGGTCGATTTCGTCGTCCACATTCTCAACACCGGCAGTTGGAGCGGCGGCGTTCACGATTCCCTCAGGGGTGAAGAGATAGACGCCATTACCAGCAACCAATATTGGCTGGTCAGCGGCGGGAGTATCCAAGAGCGGAAGTCCGAGTTCGCTACGGCGTTCGTTCATTGTCTTAGTGCCGCCACGAAGTTCGAGATCAGATTTCTTTGCGGCTTGCTCATTGTCGCGGATTTCATTGACCATGAACTTGAATTCGAGTTCGCGTGGCATTTTGAGATATGTGTACGAAATATTCGTAATCATCTTAGAAACCCATTGAGCCAAAGGAGCGACACCGATAGCCTGAGCCGAATCTGCCTCTCCCTCTTGATGCCCAGAAGCACCTAATCCACCTTTTTGAGAGAAACCGATTTCGGTAGGCAACACGCCAAAGTGTCCGGTGATAGAAGTAATCAGGTACTCGTCGAGAGCGGCTCTGAACTTCTCTCCGTAACCTTCATAGAATTGAGGTTTCAATCCAGACGGCAAAATGAGAGCGCGCTTGCGTTGTTCAGTCTGTCCAGCGAGGTTGTCGTTAATGATATTTTCGTACTGCTTCATCACGAGCGGATCATTACCGAAATCCGCATCCGAGGTCAGCATCATCTCAGGCGTTACGCCGTCGGTATATTCAGCACGAAGCCATTGCTGGCGACGAAGATAAAGGTCGGCAAGTGGTAGGCAACGCTCTACTGGTGAAGATCCATAAACCGAGTTTGCTCTGCGGTTACGAATAAAGTATGAAAGGTCGTCGCTCGTGAACTCTCCGTCGGCGTTTACATCATCAGAATTTGCAGTGAACTCCACGCGAGGGAAGCCATAAAGGATTTGCTGATAAGCGGCTTGCGGTGGCATTGGGCGCATACCGCGGTCGTCGAGTAGTGGCTTAATGGTAGAGCCATCAAGGATTTGGAAGCCGTATAGATCTCCCCCTACTGTCTTTTGCGGCCAGATAGCCCAAGCATCGAGAACGAGGATTTCTTCAAGGCTCATCATCATCCAGTCGATGAACGTCAATCCATTAGCACGGTCGGGATTTTCCCAGAAAGTACGAAGGCGATAAATCTCATCTGAAAACTTAGAACGAGCCTGACTCATGGCGCGAGTATGGTCGCCACCAATTTCAGCGATAATCTTTTCACTTGCATCCTCAGCGATAACGATATCCCAATCCATACCAGAGATTTTGGCTTTGAGGACTTCGATACACCGGCGCACAATGTCGATTTGCTCAGCCGCGCCTCGGAGAGTCTTGAATTGAACTAACTTCTGCTCAGTTCCGATATTAAGGTTTTGCGCTACTTGGTACTCGTAACGGCGAGGATCAGGGCGACCATCAGCACGAAGCGGGTTAATTGCTCCCGGCAGAATAGGTTGTCCGGGTCCGAAAGGAACTCCAGACATTAAAGGATTTCGAAGTAACGGAGTCTGTTGTCCGTAACTGTTTTGCGTATTCGCATCCCTCATCTGCTGTTCAGTCATTACGACCGCACCCGCAGGGAGATTACTTGGAGCCTTCTCGATTTGTTGTGCTACTGCTTTTGCTAGACGGTCAATTAGACCCATGTTGTCCCCTTAATCGCGCCCCTTAAAAATCAGGCAGGTGTAATGATAGCGTGATTACACCGAGGGCATAATCTCGTTCCGCGTACTAACGGCAATCGGCAACTAGGGCAGAAGTCAGCAAGAGCGGCAAGCGAGCGCAGGGCAGTAGATCCACCCATCAAGTCTGATACCGCCCATACCATAGCGTCCATGCGGTCAGGTGATTTATCGCTATCCGGTTCCCACGTCACCAACTGATCTTCGAGTTGCGCAAAGTTATTTCCCACCATGTGAAGGCGTAATTGTTCAGATAAAGCAGACACCGGCTCGGCTCGAACTTTCTTACCCCTAGACGCGTGAACCTTTCGATACGGGATAGTTGAATCAACCTGTCGGAGAAGTGACTCAATCATATCGCCACCGTTATTTGCTTCTCCAATAACTCGGTCGCACTTCCACTTTCTAAACATCTCAATGGCTTTTCTCGCCCAGTTTTCAGGCGTTCCCCTCATTGAAGCATCTTCGAGAATGTAATAGTGACCATCCGGCGTAGCACCGGCTACCACGATTCCAGTTTCGTCCGAGTCTTCGCCACTCGTCACGGCGGGGTCAATAGCAACCACGACACGGAAATACGGCGGGGCATCCTCAACCTTAATTCGAGCCTGTTCGATAAGATCTCTTGTCCATAGGGCAGAGTCCGACTCGTTCAGGATTTCCCCATAAAGTTCCTGCCTACCCATTCGAGTACCAGCATATCGAGCCTGTAACTCAATCAACGCTTGCGGAGCGAGGTTGTCGGCATTATCAAAGGTCGAACCTCTAGCGACTTTAACGGTTCCATCAGTTCGCCCGACGAGGTTTCTAATAAGGCTAACGGGTCGTGGCGTAGTGGTGATAACGGTTCGAGGATGCTCTCCAAGGCGCAATCCGAACTGGAGTTGATCCCAAGTGTCCGCGTATCTCCAAGCCGCTAATTCGTCGCACCATGCCCCGTGATGCTGTGGTCCGCGAAGGCGGTCAGGTTCATCAGCAGAAAAGAGTTTGATTCGAGATCCATTAGTCAGCACTATCGAACCCTGCGAACGGTTGTAGTCGTCGATGGAGCCGTAATCTTTTAGTATGTTGATGATGCCCGATTCACCCTCAGCGCATACATCTCTCACGTCGCCAAAGGTAGGAGCCACAATAGCCCACCTAGTATTCGCTCTCGTAGTTGCTTCCCACGCCAACCACTCAGCCGCAGTTCGAGTTTTACCAGCACCACGCCCAGCGAGATAAAGATAGATACTCCACGGCTCGTCGCTATTCGGTAACTGCTCCGGCCTCGCTAAGTCCGTCTCCCACGCTATTCGGCGATTCTCTAATCTCTCGTATAGTCTCGATAATCTCTCTCGTTCTTTGTCGTAAAAGGTTGCCGTCATAGTTAGTTACCTCAACTTCTGTTTTGATAGGCATATCTAAGCCGTAGAGTTTTGCATCGCGTTCAAGTATTCGGAGCATCATTGCAATTGCTCTTAGATCCCCGCTAAGCACTCTATCCCATATAGCAGTTAAGGCGGTTTCGAGTCTAGCCCTATGTAACTCTCTACCCTCACTCGCTAACGCATCATCTCTCGTACGCTCTAGTGCTCTCTTAAAAGCGGCGTGTGCGCCTGACGGATGGGAGTACCCCATCTTCTCCGCAATCTGATCAAAAGTTAATCCGCCCTTACGGTACTTTAGGACTTGTCGCTCTTTTTCAATAAGGGCAGGATCTAACTTAATTACATTAGTGTCGCTCATAATTACATTGTAACCGTTACTTTTATTCTTTAGCAGTATTCCAAGTAATACCTTCGTTAGTCTTAAACCACTCCACTGTTTCGCGGATTCCATCTTCAAGTGACTTAAAGGTGTTGGGGTCAATTCCAATAGCGGCAAGCGTTGAAGTGTCGGCAGATACTACTGTTCCGAGTTCCCTAACTACACGTTGAACCTGAATTCTATTAAGATCAGGATTCACTTTGGTTACGGCATCTACGATTTGCTTCAACTTCTCCGGGGTATCTATTGCCCCACCGTGAGGCTCACCGGTGCGCATAGGCACTAAGTCAATTTCCGCATCCGGTACATATTTTTGAACTATTTTCGCAACATCTAAAACTGTGTGAGGGGTCACATTACCAACATCGATTGGGTGCTTAGGGATATTTCCCTTTGCCGCCTCTTCAATAGCAGTAACGAACACTCTAGCCACATCTCCGACCCATACCGAGTCGCTGTATTGAGTTCCCCCACCGTATAGGCGCATAGCGTTTCCGGATAAAGCAGAGCAGATGAAGGAAGGCACAATTTTGCGTACCTTTGCCGAAGCATAAGGAGAAGGGGCTGATTGTCTTGGTCCATAAGCGTTCATTGGGCGAACCGAGATCACCTTTAGCCCTCTATCTTCTCTATACATCTCCACGAATCGTTCTCCGCAAGATTTTGTAATGCAGTAAGTACCTCTAGCAATATTGGCATTGCCTACCGCCGCGAACACCATCGGCAAGTCGTATCGTGAAGCGGCTTCGAATACATTTAGAGCACCAACGATGTTGATTTCAGCCGAGGCAAGTGGAGCATCGATTGTTTCAGTAGTTCCTAGCACCGCCGCAAGGTGAATGATCGCATCTACGTGTGCCGCCATTTCCATTACGATTGTTGAATCTCTTACATCACCGAGAAGCCCTTTACCATCTAGGCGACCTTTATGGTCCAGCACATAAGGTGTATGCCCTCTTTTTACTAATTCTTCTTTTATCCAAGATCCAATAAAACCCGAACCGCCTGTAATTCCTACAATCATTTGCTTGCCCCTGTTCTTATTTTTTTATAACTCTCGTGAATAATCTTTGGTACGGCATTATCCCATTTAATCGCGTGATGAAAACGATTATTAGTTACGCCTATTGTGCCAATCTTAACGCACGAAGGCGACATAATTACAGAATAAAAAGACTTTACATACGTTCCGGAATTCAAGTACGCATCTGTCATACCCCCACTCGCTTTTTGAGTTTGAGTTTGAGTAAGGCATACATCCATTACTGTGAAAAAAAGTTGCCCTCTTGACCCATGAACTATGTAGGCATTAACGTCGTCGTTTATTTTACCGATGAACTCAACAGGGTCGTTTGTTTTAAGAAAAAAAGAGTTCATTGCCTTGCGTTTTAACCGGTGTTTATGACCCCCATTTATACCGCCTATGAGATCCCCACCTTGCGCAAAAGCAACAGTTTTTGCTCCGGTATCATCCAAAAAAGTGAGCATTGCTTCGATAACGTCATCCATATTACGAATTGCTGTTGAACCTAGTTTTTTCCCATTAGGAAATCTATGAAGAAAACTATTGTAATCATCGTCTAATTGAACGAAATAATCTAACTCTAAATTACGCGCTATTTGAAAACAGGCATTTCGAGCATAAACTATCGCCAATCTATCCGGCTGAGTATCTGCCGTGTCAAAAGTTTCGGCTACGGCTTTCTTGTCGAACTCAATTACCCACTCCGCACCGAATTCTTTTCTATATTCATCCCCTAAGGGATCTTCATTGTCAATAATGATGTAAGTTCTGCCTGTATAACCACTTTTTTTTAGAGTTTTAGCAGTAATAACATTTTTAGGTCGTCCGTGTGTCAAAATAAACACCGCGAACCTTTTATGCTCCGGCACTGTTTTGACTTTCCAACTCGGCAATCGTATCAGCGAATTTAACATAACCATTACGAATAGCATTGTTAAAATCTATTATCACTAGTGCGGAGTTTTCCATAAGTTCCTGAACCTCTACCGGTGCGTGCGCATAGTATTCTGCTATTTTTTTATAATTAAACACTACGTGCCTATACGCCGCCAATGCGAGAAAGCCTTTATCTGCTTCCGAAATATCAGATGCCTGAATTTGTGCGTTTAACTCATAAAACTTTTGCAAGTCAGCGAGATCAGAAACTTCCGGCTTTTCTCCCACAATTTCATAGTGAGGCACATTTACCGTTGCCGTGTAGGGGTTTTCATCGTCAAAATCTTTTTTTATTTCCTCAAAATCATCTTTTGTAAATCCGAGTTTGCCTATATTCCATCCGTTAGCATCTAAATCTAGCAACTGGCTTGCAAGAGTTTGATTATCCCATTCAGCCAATTCGGATGAGCGGTTATCGGCGAGCGCATAGGCTTTCGCGGTGTTTTCGTCCCACGCATCAGGGCATCGTGATATCGTGATTTCATGCCATCCGAGAGCCTTAGCCGCTTCGAGCGTTCCATTTCCAGCAATCACTACATCCTGATGAACGACTATTGGTTTGCGTTGCCCGAACTTAGTTAGGCTCGCGGCGATAGTATCTATATTACGTTTTGAGTGTTTCCGAGCGTTCTGCGGGTCGAGAATCAGACTCTCGATTAGTACCGTTTCCACCTTCATTTAGTGCCTCTAATCTGGCGTCGAGCAAAGAATCCAACTCACCCATGAGCAACGCCTTACGCTGATGGGTGAGTCTATTGCCGTACCTGTCCTTCAACATCTCGGCAATATAAGAAATCGCCTCGTCGATATCAGCGACGGTGACTTCTTCCTTTTCAATTATCACGAAACTATTTTACCGTTTTACGGGCTTCGCGTTTTTCTTTGTAAGCGATTACATCTTCGGCTCGGTAGAAAACTGCCTTGCCTTCTTTCTTCACCCATACAATCGTCTTGCGAAACTGCAACTGGCGAAGGTTATTCATAGTGATACCGAGGTATTCGATTACCTGATTACTCGTCCAAAGTTCCTCTACCATCCCGGCACATCCTCAACTGTCTTGACGATATTGTTGAAATCGTAATTTGTTGAACGGGCATCATTACCGCCACTAAATCCAGTTGAACGGTTTTGAGATCTCGGAACGATACTAAAACTTGTTCCATTAACTTCTAGGGCAGACTTAGCCTCGCCGGTTTTTGCAACGTAATTTGACTGCGAAAGAGTACCGATAACGATTACTTTGTCACCCTTACGCAAGTTATCCTGAACGAGATCAGATTTTGAGTTCCAGAACGTAACTCGGAACCAAAGTGTTTCGCCATCTTCCCATTGACCGTTGACCTTTTTGCGAGGCGTATGAGCCAGCGAGAATGTCGAAAGAGTTTCATCTCGTACTGTTTTTAACTCAGGGTCAGAGCCGAGGTTGCCTTCAATCGTGATTTGATTTACTGCCATGTGTTTGCCTTTCTTATCGTGGGTTGCTTAGATTACACCTTCTCGACGGTTCCGTCATTTTTTAATAACACCCATTCCCCGTCGGGTCGCAGAAACGGCTCGGTTTCTGGATCACTCCAACTGCTCACCATCCAACCCCTATCGGCAGACATTGAAGGTTGCGAATGTATCGAATTAGTGCCTAAGTTGTGACAGGCGTGATGAATCCGAATAAGGTTTGATGCTGAATCTTTCCCGCCGCGAGATCTTAATTTACGGTGGTGAAGTGCCATAGATTCAAGGGCGGGCTGACCGCACGTTTCGCAGTAATGCCCCGCCCTTTCCTCTACCAGCCTGACGATTTCTTTATCCACTCAATACCAGCCGAATCTCTTTTCGTGACTCCAAGCGGCACACGGAGTCGAATAACGGCGGCTAATGTATCGCAAGCCGTACTGGATTTGCGTGTACGCGCTCTTAGGCTCGAACTGCATTTTGTAATTTCCCCATGTCGTAGGCAGAAATTGAGCAATCCCGAACGCTCCAGAAGATTTGTTTCGGGCTTTCGGATTCCAATTACTCTCTTGCTTCCACAACTTAACGAGGCATGAATACTGATACCGGTCTGATACCTGAAGCCGAGCATACTCTTTCGGACTCATCTGAATTACGAGGTGCCTTTTAGGCGCGAAAGCGGCTTGCGCTCCAACAGTTTGCAAAGATCCAACCACTATGGCAATTACGAGGATTTTTGCCTTACCCTTTATCGGGTCGCCTTACTTCCAATCTTGCAGACTTCGCAATCGTTTCCTGCATAGATCCATTCGCCGCACTTGTGACGGCTAATTTTTTTGTCGTCGTTATCCATTTTCGTCCCTTTCCGGTGATAGCGGATTTCTTCAATTTTACACCCTGAACCCCTGATGACGGTCAGGGGCTAGGGCGTTTTTCGCTTTTTAGGCGAAACCTATTTACTTCCACCCCATCCGTCGCCCTTAAAAATCGGGCGAAAGGTAGAAAACTTGCGAGATGCTTCCCCTTTACATATAGGGCAGATTTCGAACTCCGGAGCCGTTCCGATAGGGTATTCGACTTCGAGTAATGCTCCATCGACTTTGCACTCGTATTCGTAATTAGCCAATCTTTACCCCTAACGCCACTTCGCGGATTTTTTGCTGAGATACCCCATAACGCTGAGCCAACTCTATTACATTGACTGCCCTACCGTTTTCGACTTTATATTCCTTCTGAATTTGTTGTTTTTGTTCCTTCGTCAGCGGAATTCGTGATGCTGGTCGCATTTTTTTGGTAATTTCCTTTTTTGATTATATCGATTGCTAATTTCAACCCGGCGACTTCGCTTAATAAGCATTTATCGAGTTCAATTTGTTTTTCGAATTCTTCGATTATTTGCTTTCTTTGTCCGTGGTATCTTGCCGACATTTGCCCGATATAGCGCATTTCTGCTTCTAAGAGATCTTCTAGGAGAAGAATCTGTTGCGCCTGTCGAATAAACCTTTTTAATGTAATCATTTAATTCGCACCCACTCTTTCCACGTCATTGTGATCCCCTGATAACTTAACCGATAAAGTTTGCCGCAATCACACGCCCAGACACTCCCGATGCTCTTAAAAATTGTTCGCGGAGTTTTGCAGTATTCTCTCCTATGACTCACAGTTTTGCCTCTTTCTCTCCCCATTCGGCAAGCATTTTTTTTCTTCCGAAGGCAATAAAGCACCCCCATCGGTTAAAGATCTCAGCATTATCGTGAAGCCACCAAAGCCGTTCCGCAACCCACATTCTCACGTTAATTTTTTCTTCTCACACGCTTTTTTGGTTCCGGATAAACGATTTTTGGTGTTTCCACCAAAGAAACTGCCCAAGTTTTCAAGCAAGAAATTGAACAGAAATTATTATTGTTTGCATGATGCCAGATTTCAGGCGGATAATATTCGCCGAACATTTGTTCACATTTTTCGTATTTGCCGCAGTTGTCGCATACGTAGTAATAACCTTTACTCATTTCATTTCCTTTTCTATTGCTTTGATAGTAGGGCAGGGATATAGTTTGAGATCATAAGCGCATTGTTGAGGTGCATTAATGCCTTCCGGCTTGTGCAATCGTGTTACTTCCAGCAAAGCCGTGAACATTTCCCACACTCCCGGCAATCCGTCATACGTCCAACCTATGTCTGCCATCTTTAGCATTAAGTCGTCGTGCGTCACTTTAATCGTACTCTCGACTGAAACTGAAACTGTGTTGGCACTTCGGACAATGAACTTGCGTGTCGATGTTACCGTAATCGTTCGTCTGGAAACTTTCTTCCCAGACATTTCCGCATCCGTCTGGCTCTTTATCGGTAATGCAATCTTCGTCACCGCACATACACTCCATTTCGATATCTACGTCTATTGAATAAACTCCAGATCCATAAAGAGAAATCATTTTTCGCCTTCCTCTTTAATTAAGAGTTTCAAGCACTCTCTGATGTATTCATTTAGTGACATGTCGTAATCTTCAAGAATTGCATTTGCCTGAAATCTTATTTCCTCACTTAGCCGAACCGTAATAAAAACTCTCTTATCGGGTCGGTATTGTTTTTGCCACTTGCTTGCTGCCTTCTCTAGTGTCTCCATATTAAAGTCCGATGCACTTCTGAGCGGAGCCTAGACACCAGCCGGAGCCTGTCCACCAGACATGATTGACGATGTAATAAAGAGCAACCAGCCCCACGATTACGAAAGGAGCGAAAACCACTCTACGTCGGATTACATATTTACGTTGCATTTTCATTCTGTTTCTGTCCTCTCGGTACGAATTAGGTTTAGGGGCGGGCTCCAAGTGCGTTCGCCTAGATCTCGAATTGCAAGTCGAGCGAAACCGTTATCGAATACTGTTACCAGATATTGAGTTTTGTTTTCATCCTCAAATACGCTTGTCGTCATCATTAGTAGATCTCCATTTTTCTAAGTTCGTGATTGATAATTGCTAAACACCATTCGCATTCATACATAATTTCGGTTTTGCTTACTTTATGAGCGATGAGTTGATTAACGAATCCACCGCGAGATCCACACCAGACGCAACTCATAACTTGCCCTCAATCCAGAGAATAAAAGCAAAGATTGCTAATACGGAAATAAGTCCGATTATGAACATGCTTAGCATTAGATCACATCCCCGTAATTAGTAGTGACCATGTAGATATCTTCAGCCGAATCGAAATACACACGATAAGCGAATCCGAGTGTTTCCAGAAAAGCCTTAACGAACATAACGCCTGTGTAGTTTTCAATCCAATAAGCACGAGCGAATGTGTAATCTACTTCAGGTTGAAATGCTTCTGAGTAGTCAATATCTTCGAAACGACCTTCCTGAAGTTGCCAGTCGGTTTTGTGCTTGCTCCAGTTCATAGAATTGACTGTAAGTTGTTCAAAATCTGCGTGTGTAATTTTCATTAGTTAGTGCTCACTCCTACTGATTCGAGAAAGTTCTCTACGATGATGCCGTCATATTTCTTGAAAAGGTAGCGCGTGATTTCTTCAATATCTGCATCGAAGTTGATTAGCGCATCGAATACTGCTGAGATCTCATTAAACATTATGCGACCACCCATCCGGCAGAGTGAACTAAATTGCACTCTAAGCATTTACCAGAACGAATGTCATAATCAGCACCGCACGCACATCCAGCCGCACGAACTACTGGCTCGCCCTTATGGAAATCGTAGTGAAGGAGCATTTGGTATTGCTGGGCGAATTTCTTACCGCAGTTAAAGCACTCGTATTTTGTAGCCATTTTTTTGCCTTCCGTCAAAGGTCGGGGCGTTTGCCCCCTGTTAGTGAAAATCTTAAATTGAATTGAAATAGATTACAAGCGATTACGGGGATCTTTTCCGGATCCCTTAAAAGTAAGGCTCGTATTCATATTCTGACTTGTGATTGCAGTCAGGGCAAGAGTTTTTGAAAAACTCTCTGCGAGAATTAGCAGGAAAAGAGCGTGGCTCGCTCCACTCATTAAAGCACTCACCGCACACGAAGATGATTTCCTCTGTAATGATATTTGTCTTGTTAGCCATTTGGAGCCTCTTTCTGTTTAGGGGCTTTCTGCCCTGTTAGGAGTAATCTAAATTGACCCCCGATAGATTACAAGCCTTAAGCCGCGTTTTTCGAAAATAATTTCAGATCAGCCCCCGGAGTGTCCGAATAGACTTTTTCCGCTTTTATGTCAATTACCTGAGAATCGTCGTTGTAGCCGATTCCGGTCAGGGCATCCAGCACCCCGCGAATATATTTATCGAGATCAGGAGCAACAGTAGGAAAATCCCGTTTTACCGTTTTAGGGCGTTTGACCCGGAAAGTGATTTCAATCCCGACCGCCCCGTCCAAAGGCTTGACCCCATTCAGCCGAGCCGCCAGCGCGACGGTGCTTCTCCAGACTGCCAGAGCCGACCCCTGAGAATGAAGAATATGCCCGTTGATTACTTTCATGGATCCCTGAGGAACCGGAGTGCCATCACACGAGAAAGAAATCATCCGAGAATTATGTCAGGGAATAACCTCGACTGGCTCAGTAACGACCTTGTGAAAATCCCTGACCCCGTTAGTCAGATAAAAGTCATACGCGCCATGAGCATCAGCCTGAACATCCTTCACGAGCATTGCCTCGCCGTTTATCGAAACTTTGTCCCCGTACTGCACTTTGTCCGGTGTGATAACTGTCATGAGATCATCCTCTCGTAATGATTACGATAATGGTATCAGATTACTTACGATTTGAACCTTAAATCCTTGACGATTTCCTTCACCGAATCGGGCATTGGAACGCCCTCTCGAATGTCGGCAGGGCTGAACCTAGGTGGTAGGGGCGTAGGGGTGGTGATAATGGCTCTGGAACCGGCTAGGAGCCGTTTTTCAGGTAGCGGAGCATCCAGCCACCGGTCGCCATTCAGCCAAGTCGAAGGATGAGCCGTGAAAGCAGGGTCACGATTAGGATCTCGAGCATATCTTTCAACCCCTTCGATAATAATTTGACGCGATGCGCGCTTAATTGCCTTTGCCCAAGATTTCAGAGCGGTCGCCTTTCCGACTTTTATCGGGTAGGTAGCCCAGAAAAGGTCGAAGGTATATATATCTTCTTTATCTTTATCTTTATCTTTATGGTTGAACGTTCGTTCAACGTCCGTTGAATCTAATTCATCATCTCGTTGAACGGTCGTTGAACGGTCGTTGATTTCACGCTTAGTCGCAGACTTTTTACCAGCCATCGAAGCCTGTTCAGACTTCTCCCGGACTTTCGCAAGATCATTTTCGACCCTTGCGTGTGTCCAGATATCGCCATCGACCCAAAAAAACTCGGCAAGGATTTCTCGATTATCTTCCCATTCTTCAAGAGTCATGCGAGCCACGAAAGCGAGCCGGTTCCCGGAGTTGTCTAAGGGTTTCCCTCTCTGCCAGTAATTCATCAGCAAGAGCAGGTACGCCCCATTCTGAGCCGCGTTCAAGTGAGCCGTGTCGGCTAGGTAATCGCTGACATAAAGTTGCATATACGGTAATGAACTCATACGTTCCCCATCGCTTCGTTAATCATTGTTTCGGTAATTCCATAAACGGCAAAATCTTTGAGCACCTTTGTTTTGAGATCAGATTTTCTTGGTGACAATAGTGCTCGCCTTTCTTCGGTAGTCATTCCACCCCATACGCCGTAATTTTCATGGTGCGCTCCATAATTTAGGCACTGCTTCCAAATAGGGCAAGGGATACAGGTAAATCGAAAAACATCTATGCCGACCACCGCCCGCACGTTTTTTTCCTCAATCTTAAAAAACATATCCGGCGGCAAAGTTTTGCACGCGGCGTTTTTCCATTTGATTTCGGAGTATTGCGGATTGGCATAATGGTCAAAAAGAGCGTCGAGTTGATACCGGTCGAATGTCCTATCCTCGAACATGACGACCTCGTATTTATCGGCAAGCCTTTTTACGGTTCGCTCGCTTACTCCATATCTATCTGAAGCAGTTTTCAACGAGATTTTGACGGACACCCGTTCACCCCCGTTGCGTCATAATAAGAGCAGAACGAACGGCAGAAATATAAATCCTTTTCCGGCTCTGGGATCTCTCCGGTGCGTGCCATTTCTTTGACTTCATTCAGCCACTCGATACCACGCTCTGCCATTTCAGGGTCGTAAGCCTCTGTGTGTTCTCGAATATCGTCGAACCCGCCATCTCTAGCCAGAGCCACGAGCGAAACTTTCTCAACCGGATACCCATTCTTTTCGAGAATGTAGCCATAAACCTGAACCTGCATCCGTTGTTGCTCGGAAGGAAAATAGCGAAGGCTTTTAACCTTAGTCGTTTTCCAATCTACGACCTGTTTTCTATCCTTAATGTATAGATCAACATGACCACGCAAGCCCTCGATGGAAAACTCTTGCTCGATAAGAAAATTATCGTTGAAAGGATCTTCTCTCTTAATGCTCTCGGCAATTCCGGAATGAATAAACGTTCCCATAATTGCCGCAAGCGAATCTGTTTCATTAACCTTCGGAGCATCTGTTAAGTGCATCCAGACACGCCGCTTGCAGTCGCCGATAGAAGATGGTCCAACATCAACCTGAATCGACCTATCTCTCTGGCTATCGTGAGCCGCTAACGACCCGACCAGCATCTTCGCAATATCTCCCATTATGAAGCATCCATTCCAGTACGAACCGACGTACCAATCGAGCGCGCAATATCAACCTGCACACGAAGTCGAGCCACATTGGCACGATTAGCCTTTACGATAGCCTCGGACTCAGCAACCATCCGATGCGCATCTCTGTTTTCTACCAACGCCATGTCGTCCCGCTCTCCGACTGTGTAATTTCTTCCAGTAGGGGAAGATTTGCTTGCAAGAGCCAGCCTAGATTGAGCCATCGAGATTTCATAGTCAGCCTTATGCCGGTGATACGCCGACTCAGAATCCACTAAATCATTGTGCGCCTCGTCAATAAGTTTGCTGAGATCCTTTAGACGAGCCTCAACCTGTACCGGAGTTACGACGCTCATTTGCTTGATTCCGCATCTTCTAGAACTGCATCAAGCAGTTGTTTTTGAATATCTAATTGCCATTGTTTGGATCTTTTCTTGGTTGCTTTTCGGGATAGTCCTTCTTTAAGCCATAACATTTCAAGAAAGACAGTCCATTGATTTAACTCTGGCCATAGTTCTTTTTTACGCCCGATCACGCCTTTTCACCCAACGCAATCTGAGCGCAGAGATCTTGAACCTGTAACGCCACGTTCTCAATTCCATGCTTGACGATTAGTTTCTTGTTTTTTACGAAATCCAGATTGCAAATTTGGTCGTAAATATCGAGACGAATCTCCGCTTCGAGTCGAGCCGTCATGCGAGCCAATTCATCTGCCAGCACTTTATTCGAGTCAGCGTTAAGGATCAACTGCCCGTTAATAACCTGCCAATGTTGTTGATGCTTGCATAGTAGTTTCATAGTTCATGCCCACAATTCTCGCAAGTCTTGACCTTGCGCTCGCTTATTTCTCTGTTGTTGACGTAGTTAGGTAAAACATAAATAGACGATTTGTTGCGCCTATCCTTTAGCCTGATTATCTTTCCAGCCTTATGCAAAACTGACAACACCCCAGACGCTTGACCATGATGCCAGCCGTAGAGATCTCCTAACTCTTTCCAAGTGACCCCGAAATATCCAGCATCGAAAAGAGTTCCCATCGTTTCCTGTTGCCGGTAACTTGTCGTGCCGTCGCCATCTTCACGAACCGCACGTTCTTCACTCGTAGCCGTTCCCGACCATCCAGAAGTGCCAGCGTAAGGAGTTACCGGTGCCAACTTCCAAAGTTCAGCAATCTGAGATTCAAATATCATTCTGACAACTCCTGAACCCGCTTGTTTAGCGCATCTTTAAGAGTCGTACCCTTGACCTTAATATCCAAAAAATCCTTTTCGTCTGTCCAGATTTTACGCAGTACCGGAATTTCGTTGATTGCATAGATCTCTTCGAGCACCTTTTCAATGCGTGTCAATTCCTCAGGCGTTAAAGTGCGAACCTCATGCTTACGAGGATTCTTCTCATACCGCTCGACCTTTTCCATTTCTTCACGAGAAGGTCGCTTGTTTCCAGAGAATATGAAATTTGCCAACGCTCTACCAATCGCAGACGTTTCGCAAACTTCAAGCGCGGAGGTTTTTGTAACCATAGACGAGCCGACGATTTCCTCAGCCATTCCAGAAGTTACGCACCGCTCATCTTCTCTGTCGGTATAAATCCATGCCTGAACGATAAATCGAGATCCATCATTATGAATCACCTGCGTATGAATACGACCGTTCGGAAACTGCTCCCAAAACTTTTTGATACGGGATTCGACTGTATCGTAATCTTCCAAATTGAAACGACCTGCCATTTTATTTGCCTTCCGTTAGTAGATTGTGAAGGTCGGCACAATTTATGCAGACCGATTCTCTAAACATTTGCCCATTGTCATACTGATACCAACGATATGAAGTTTTGTTTTTTTCTTTTCCGCACATACCACAAGCCGCATATTCGAGGCACTCTTTACAATGCTTAACAGCGCCAGACTTTTCATAACGCACAACGACTTCGGATTCTTTATCGCAAAAAGAGCAGGTCGCCATCATGCACCTTCCTTCATTCTCCACGGCATATTGTCCGGATAAGTTACATTCTCGTACGATTGAACTTGCGAGGTATAGTCACCAGTTTCGCAATACCAAATGCAAGTCTTTTCAATAGATTGAATTCCAAAACGAAGTCTGCGATTGCACACCGGACACATTTTCTGCGTATCAGTTTCAACGCCCTCGATAATAACTTTTGTTGGAAGTGCCATTTGCTTATGCCCCCCATCTTACGAGGACTTCCGGTGCGAACTTTTTAGCGCACTCAGATCCAACAGGGAAACATCCCTGAGAGTTTTTCTCGTCACTACCAACGACGATAAGTTCCCATCGCGTACTGACCTCAAAATAAAAAGAGTTTTTACCTAACTTGCGACCGCATGAATAACAATGCGTAAGCCCGTCTGCCGCTTTAGGATTTAGTGGTGCACGATCTCCAACATTAAACTCGAATGTTGTTGTTGTCATTTTTTGCCTTCCTGTCGGGGTTCATTCTCTTGAACCTGATAGCCAAAGATTACACCCAGAAATCCGAAAGCAACACCATTTGCCGAAGAAAGTTAAAAAATCTTTTGGGCGAGTCTTATGGCAGGATTAGCCCATGATTCGAGTTCAGATCAGCCTGTGGAGCCTAGCCGTCGTGGTCGAGGCCGAGTTGAAGTATCCAGATCAGGTTGACGATATTGTAAATAGGGCATCTACGCTCTTTGTTACCGGCCTCATGGCCGCCAAAAATCAGGGATTAGATATTGCCACCACGACAACCCTGTTCGATCCCGATTCAGACGAGGATTAGACTTTTTTCTGCTCCATGTATAAAAAGGGAGCCGCCGTATAGGGGTCATGCCGGCTTGCTATGGTTAAGGCATCCTCAATACTTGCCCCGGCCTCTAACGCTCCTATGGCAAGGCTCGAACCGCTACCGACCCCATAAAAACCTGTATCCGTTAGGCTCACGGCAAAGTCGTCTGCAATATCGAAAACTTCGCCCCCGACGGCAATCAGGAAAGAAAACTTCGTTTCATCTCCCTTTTCTTCCCACTTATAGTCGTGCTCCTTAAAACAGGCTTTCAGCGAAGGCACGACTTTTGCAATAACGAAATGGTAGAAATCTCTTTTATCGGTAGCAGTAGGAACCGGCGGCGTCCAAATATGTTGAGCGATATCGCAAGCCGCAGATTCTCCAGCACCGGCGATGATGAACTGACCTCTCTGCGAGATCTTAACCATACGAGGGTGCTTAAACTTTCTCGTAGCAGTAACTAAGGAATCAGCACCAAAAATTACGCCATCCTCAGACTGAACCGCCACGATAGTTGTCATTTAATCAAGCCATACCTTATATGCCGCAGTAACGCGACCCTTAACAGGATCAACGAAGTGAAGCCGTTGCGAAGGGGTAGCACTAGCGGCAAGCATTACGCCGGCGTACCGGTTATCGCTTTCAGTAGAGCCGCTTTGATAAACACTTCCCTGACCGTTAGCCATTGCCCACTCCGCGTGAGTGTGATAATGCCCAATATAAACATCGCGAAACTCCCACGGATACGCGCCAGATCTCCACCGGTTTGCGTGTTGCACAATCGCACCCGGACTAGCGAATCCATTTCGACCCACTTCATCGCCGTGAATAAGTAACGCTCTGTAATTACCAATCTCTACGCGCTGGATATCTTCCGGACATTCCTGCCACGTTAGACGTTTTTCTCCAGAGAGAAGTTGGCGAGCCAATTCATAACACATCCGGTCGAAGTTATCGGAGCGAGGCACGTTGTCGCGCTTAGATCCAATACGACCATGATTACCCCACTCAGGGATTACGTTGACTTTAGAATAGTTAGCGAGCGCAAATCGAACCACATCAACCAGCAATCGGCTGACATTTACATATTGCTCGAATAACGTAGAGTCGATTTCGAACGCCTGACTAGGAAAGTTGAATAGACCTTCCACCATGTCGCCACCGAACATAATCGTGCAATCATTTACAGGATGGTCGGCTCGCATGATATCCGTAATTGAGATGGCCTTTTCTGCAAAGGTTAAAACTCTCTGACGCATAATCTCAGAGTTGTACGAAGTAGTTTTCTTTGCACCCTGCCAGTCAGTCATGTGCCAAAGAGCGACTTCCGGTTTCTTCTTTCCCTTTTCTAATTTTCTTTCTGGGACAGGCTGAATCGCACCCATTCCCAAAACGGCATCGTGCGCAGACTGTTGGGTTGCTTCGACGAGTTGGTCAGTTCGTTGCTTTGCTTCAAGGAGTTGTTTCTGCGTTCGCATAAGTGCTTTACGAAGTTCAGTAACATCATTTGACTCGATTCCTTCAGGGATCTCACTTAGTCGTTTGCTTAGGCTCATTATGAAAGTGCCGAATCTCTACCGTGTTTTGTATATCCCTCTTTATCGTCCCACGAATCTTCTTTGTAGGGATTATAGAAAAGGCGAACAGATTTCAGCGCATCCATCATTAGCGCAACTTGATAAGCAGGAATATCATCTTCGAGTTTGAGAAATCCAGCCCAGACTCGACCAATAGCAGTGAACTCAATATACGCGTCGCCATATTCTTCGAGGCGTTCTTTTAGTATTTCTTCTACTCGATTACCGGGCATTTACATCTTCCGCTTCTGTGATTATTGAAAGTTGCTTCGGCTATTTGATAACCCTCAGAACGAAGTGCCGCAGTAAGAGTCGTTGTTGGCGTACCTTTTTGGATATGAGCGAGCAGATCTTTACGGTCGGTTTCGTTCAACATATCAATGATGATTGCCAACGTGCATTTGCTTTCGGATTTTGTTGTATGTCTTTCGATTGAATCGGCTAGTGCCATTTTGCCCCCCTTTACGAGAGAAGCGTACCGAGAAAAATCCAGAGAAGCGAACTGACACGCTAAAAGAAAATAGCCACGGGCAAGCGGATCCCCGTGGCTATTTCTGTTTCGATATTAAGTTGTACCGCTAAACCTATCAGGCTCTATGCCTTTTTGTCTGCCACTTTCTGACCTTCAGAGATTACGGCATTGACAACAGGGGCGACCAATTCTTCAGGCGCACCGGTTTCCTTAGAAATCTGATTTACGAGTGACTTCGGGTTAATTGTTGCCAAGAGAGGCGCAAGCAATCCACCTACGAAACCACCGATTACGATTTCTTTTGCAGTATGACTCTTGCCCGGAAACGAATACGTTGCGTATCCAGCCGCCAAGATTCCATACGCGTAATGCTCGACGAGAGCCTTCTGCTTTTGTGTGATTTTAATTTTCATTTTGTTGCCTTTCCGATTAGGTTGCGAACGTACTTTTCTGCTTCGAAATCACTTGCGCTTGCGTGGTGAATCCCACCCACTCCGCGATGATGTTTTTCGCAGAGCCATTCGAGATTCGCTGCCGATTCTACCCACTCCCCCACCTTTTCGGGATCACTTACGCCGGGGTAATCAACTTCCAGCCAGCGCAGATCAACCCCGTTTTGCAGGCTGAACTCGATATGAGCGTGGTGAAGTTCTAAGCCCCCGCCGCAATCCGTGAAATCGTTACGGTGCAAGCCAATGGCGCACTTCGCGGTGTCCTTAGTGGCTTTGCGGTACGCGTTAAAATCTTTGTAATGCGGGTCGCTTTCTCTTGGCGAATGCTCGGGAAAATGAACCACATAATGATTCGTAGTAACTTGATCATGTGCCTCCGTCACCCTTTCACCGCCGTCAAGAAAGCATCTATCGGGAAGTTGGCACCGGGGTCAGTATGACCGCCGGCAATTTTCTTCGCAATAGTAATGTCGTGATGGTAGGCGTAACCTTTAGTCTTGCCATCTAAAATCTGAGCAGACGTAAGGTGAACGGCAGGGATTCCGTATTGAGATCCAAGAGCCTTAGAGAGTTCCACCAACTTAGCGAATTCGGCAGTTGAATAGGCATCATGCCATTGAGCGGCAGTCTGAGAGGCGGCTCCGGCGAGTTCGATAGAAATACTCTGCTGGTTTAGGTCGAAATCATTAACCGCCCAAGCCGTGTCGGTATTTTTTACTGACTGAACGATAGCCGAGTTATCGACGCAATAATGTGCCGAAGCCTGAGGCGCAGTCGAACCAGCGAACCACTCAGCCACCTGCTCAGCCCGACCTTGCGTTTCCGGTGTTTCCATTGTATGAATCACAATCATTCGAGGCGTGTGTGTTCCACGACCTGCCGTGTAATTTTTTGCCTGAATGAAAGGGTATGTCATTTGTCTAATTCCAATTTTGTTTTGATGATTGCCTGATTTATTTGTAATTTATGTAACGCTTCGTCTTGGCGATTCATCTGGTCCTTCATAGATCCACCGCCATTTTCGTACAGTTGATACTCAATCTTGTCCAAACGCTTGTCGATTTTCTTAAACATTCGGCTAAGCCAAAAGAGCGGTGCTCCGATAATGACCACGCTTTCCAATATTGCCCAGATAGCCTGACTAACTGTATTGGTGTTGTTCCAGAAGTTCATCGTTGCGCCCTTTCGGGTTATTGTCTATACGATAGTTACAGTACGAATTGTACCCGTTGAATCGACTACTTTAAGAGTGTTCGAAGTTGAGTTAATCCACATATCCCCATTACGGCGGTTTGTAGGATCAACGGCAACGACAGGAATTGAAAACCTTTGAGCCGTTTCCAATTTACGAATACGAGCATAAATGTCGTCGAAAATATCTTTAATATTCGGCGGGAAGTTCAAGTAACCCATAGCGCCCCCTAGTTAGATGTATTCGTCAGAGTAACGGTTACGATTTCAGCAGAATTATTTTCGCCCACCGTCACATTGTAGGCGACGATTCTGTAAGTCGTATCGAGTTGAGTCGGGAACGAGTCGTCTAAGATCCTCACGCGAGCATCGTCTCCGATTTCATACGAGCCAAAAATAGGGTCGTTGTTAGGGGATACGGCAATTTTGATGGTCGTAGGCGGGTAAGAAACTACTGCAACCTGTCCGTTGGCGAGGTTAGTTAAAAGGGTCGAGTCAGAAACGTCTGAGTAATTAGACTGATCTTCCAGCAACGGCCAGCCGGCGGCAATTTTAGTTCCGTCGGTACCAGTAGCCAACAACTTGCCGGGATTAGAGCCGGCTCCGAGGGCGTAAATAGTATTAGCGGCAGTCGTTCCATCTTCTAAGAAAGAGTATTCAATAATGTTGCCCGGCAACTCAAAGACGGGAACCGTTGTCGAGGTAGCCGAATACTTACGCCCGTAACGTGGATACCCTAGGCGAAGCAACTTAGCAGGGTTATTGTTCGAGTCGTAATAAACGTAAATGTTGAAATCGAAACCAGACGCAGAGCGCGAGAGATCTTGAATTAGCGAGAATACGGTTTTGTATTCGTACCCATAAACGGTTCGGTTAATCAGTACGCCGGAAGTTTCAGTACCAACGGCAACGCCGATGTTTCCATTAGTAGCCGCCTGAGCAGTATTAACGACAGATTGAACCGCGGTCAGTTGGTCAGTATTAGAAAACACCACGTCCGAGGTAATCCTTCGACGCTCAAAGTATGACTCGAACTCTCTAGCCGTAATCTTTAATGTTTGATTAGCCGAGGTTCGCTCACGATTCCAGATAATGCCGCCCCACACAAGCGCACCATCTCTGTCCACATAAAGGGCAGTACGGTCGGGAATAGTCGCGTTGCTGACATTGAGGGCGGTCGTGTTAATACCAGAGAGCAAGAGTTCGCCGGTAAAGGTTCCCGAAGTATTTAATTGCTGAGTGAAATTAACGTTAGTCAGGGGCAACTCAGCCAGAATTGTATTCGTTAAAAGGTCAGCGAATAAGTAGCGATATTGAGCCATGTGCCGACCTTTCTGTTACTGATTTTCTGGTAAAGTGAACTCATCCTTAGCGGGATCATAAGCCATACCGATACCAGCAAAGTTGCCTCGAAACTTAGAGTTGTACGATGTTTGCTTCCACTCGGTATCGTTGCCGTAAAGTGATTTACAGAAAGCAACTCCTATTGACTCTGATTCAGGGAAATCCTTGTTTTCGAGAGTTTCGTTATTGACGACAATGACTTGCTCGACGATGTTCTCTGAATTGATTTTTGCAAAGTGTCCCATAATTATCCAATCACCACAATAACATAGCCTGAACCGCCGGAACCGCCGGCTGCTTGATATGTCGTTACTCCTGAACCACCAGCACCGCCACCGCCACCACCTGTATTCGCAGTTCCTGATGTTCCTGCTGAAACCGGTGCGCTAGAAGAAC